ATTTATTACTTCAACTTTAGCTACTGATCTAACGCCAGGTATCTTGAGTAAAAGCGCATTGATTTCGGCCAAAATAATAGGTTGATTTATTTGCCATGCGTCTATATTAAAATAATTTTTTAATTGAGAAATGCACGTAGATAATAATTCATTATTATTATAACTTGGATCAGAATTAATTTCAAAGTTAACTCCTAAATTAATATAAAATGCATTTTTAATATTAATAGCATCAGTAATCATACGATACTGATTAAGATATTTTTTTAAATTAGATTTTAATGTTGGGTTAGCTGATGTTAATGTTTTATCTGAATTATATCCTAGTACATATAAATCTAAACTTAATGGATTTTTATCTAATAAGTTACCTAATGAGTTATATGTTTCTTGGGTTAAATATGCTTTTGATACAGTACCATATTTAGAAGGCATACTTAATGCGCGCATAATATAATCTTCTTTAGTTACAGTTCTATTTTGAGAAGAATAAGCATTTAATGCATTTAAGCGAATTTCTTCAATAGTATCAGCTCCTCGACCACCGGATGAAGCAGATTCATTATTACAAACTACACTATTTAAAATACTTCCTGTAATAGCACTATTAATTAATCCATTGTATTTAAAAGATATAGAAGAATTATTAATACTTGTTAATGAATTAGCCGGGGTATTTGAATTTAAACCTCCTCCAACTAAATATTTTATAGTTAATGTAGTATTTTGAGGTACTAAACCATATGCTTTAGTATAAAATATTGATGCTTTATTATAATCGTCTATATTAGTTGACACACTTGGTATTAATCCTAAATCAATATTTTCTGGGGTAGGTAATATAGTAGTATCAGTATTATTAGTAGATATACCTGCTCCAAATTGTAACTCTAATGTATCATTTGGTTTTATTCGTGTAACAAAACGACGAGGCACACGTTGGAAATTTAATAAATAATTAATTCCATCACTTCCTGAAATAGGGTTTACTGTAGATAAAGGAATTAAATCTTGAGCTAAATATGGAACTTCATACCATAAATTATTATCACTATCTTTAACTTCTAAAATTTGAAGAATATTAGTATCATTAATAGTAATAGAATCAAATTTTTTAGGGGAAGTAAATGAAAAAGTACTAGTTTTAATTTCTGCTGAGATTACATCTACTTGCTTTTTTACTAAAAAATAATTATCATCAACGTAATTTATAGTTGCAGATGCGGTATCTGAAAAATCTATGGGGGATGTAGTAAGAAATTTCTGATTATTTAAATTACTATTTATAATAGTATTTTCAGCTATTAAAAGAGAATAAGTAAAATCAGGTTTAACATTTCCTCCATCTAATATTGTTGGGATTAATTGATATACATCTAAAGTAGTAGTAGAAGCATATGATATTTTAGGACGATAACCAAATGAATAAGCTAAATTATATAAACTTTCTTTTTCTTTAGCTAAATTTAAAAAATTTTCTTGAATTTGAGAATCAATATAAAATGACGAAACATCACCAACATATGATGCCATTTCAATAAACATACTGCCCGGAGAAGCATCTGAAAAATCATTGCTTTAAAATCACCGAATGATTTATTTAAATATTTTATTGATTTATCTTCAGCCATTATTGTAATTCAATTATAATATTATCTTGTTGTCCTGAAATATTTAATCTATAACTTACATTAATACTAACTATGTTATAATCAATATTTGGGGTTATTTCAATATCTAAAAGTGTAATTTCAGGAATATACATATTTACACTTGAAATTATTTGATTTTGTATTCTTGGATATAAATCTTCAGTTAAAGGCTCAAATAATAATCGAGATAAATCAGCTCCAAATTCAGGATTTTCAATTCTTTCTCCTTTATAAGTTAGTAAAAGATTAATTAAATTTGATTTTATTTGATCTTTGGTTGAATATGTTTGATTAAATACACCTCCAGCATTAAAAGGAATACTAATCCCTATTGCTCTATTTTTATCTAAATCTCTAGGATCTATTCTTACTACTTGAGGTATAGGCATAGTTATTCGTTATATTGTCTCATTGCTGCTATATCTTGAGGAGTCATACTAGCTGCAGTTTCAGATATAATATCTAAATATGGGTTTCCTGTAGATTGAATTTGGGGTTTTGAATAAGATGGTTGGGGTGGTGTTGATAATCCCATAGAAGATGCTAGATTTTGTCTATATGCTACCATGTCAATATCTTGAGTTGTAAAACTCATTGTTTTATTTTCTTGTACTGGAGGAGGTTTAACCTGTGATAATTCTTCTCTTAGAACTTCACGCACAGCTTCTTTAATAAGTTTTTTAAATACGTCTACTTTCATGATTATAAATATTAAGCTACGAGACCCTTTCGGTCTATTTGTAATTTTAATTCTTCAATTAATACATCAGGAGATAAAGTAAATGAAGATGTACTTTTTAAAATATCATTTCCATCTCTATTAACGGCTGTTGCATATTTACGTTTATTTCCTTTAACAACAAATTTAAGATCACTTTCTTCTTTAATAAAAAATTTAAATCCTTTATAATCATATCCTTGTAGATATCCTAATTGAGGTCCTAAATTTTGGATTTGATTAGCGGTTAAATTATTTAAACCTGAATCTAATAATCCTTCTATAGGTAATAATCTACTTTCTTGATAATTTAAATCATCTAATAATTTAGAAACTATTTTATTGGATATACGTAATAATATTGAAGCAGCAAGTTTTATATCATCTAATGTTTTAGTCTTTGAATCTATAGTATTAATAGTACCTAAAGGAACACCAACTCCTGGGGGAACAGCTGAAGGGATAGGATTAGATTTAAATAAGCCTAATATAACATCTAATAATGGAACTAATATTTCAAGTATTGATAATATAGTTTGAATTGTTTCTAATCTTTGTCTATTTGTATTTATTATTAGTTTAGCTCTATTAACATATAATTTAGCTTTTTGAATATCTTTTTCTGTTTTTATATTTTTTATAAATAAATTTACTTTATCTACTAAATTTTCTATTTTTTTATTACCTATAGATACAGTACCTAATAAATAGTCAGCTAAAACACCAACAACAGTAATAACACTAGATGAAGAAATTTTAATTTTATTTCCATTTCTAATATCATTTCGTTTTGCTTCTATAGTATCTTGTGATGATTTAAGAACCGCTTCAACTTCCTGTAATTCTTGAGGTAAATAACCTTTTAATTTATTTTCTAATTCTGTTTTTTTTGATGTAATATTATCTTGAATAGCTTTTTGTTCAGCCTCAAATGATTTTTTAATTTGGTTCTCTTCTTGTTGATTAACATCATCGGTATTATTATTTCTAATAGTAGTAGCAGCAACAGTAGCAGTAGTAACTCCAGCAGCAATCACAGCTCCAGTTGATACATTACCAAATGATTTTATTTTTTCTTCATAATCTTTAGCAGATTGTTCTAATTGTTTACCTAAATCTTCAATTTCAGTTTTTAATTTTTCAAAAGATTGTTTTTTAGCTTCAATAAAAGCTTCAGCTTTACCCTTTAAGAAATTTTTAGCATTTTTAGCTATATTACCTTTTCCTAATTCTGCTACGCTAGATATATCTTCTGTAGTGATCATTATGCTGTATAAGATTTAGTAGATTTTAATTTATTTAAATTATCAGTAATTGTAGTTATATCTTCTAAACCTGTATATAATGATTTAGCAGCTAATGTAATATCTGTTAATGGGGTACCAACAGGAGTCGTTTCTACTGTTTTTAAAGAAGTACAAAAGGATTTTAATTCTTTTATTAAAGATGATAACATACTAATTGTTTGAGTACCTAATAATATAGGTTCGATAGCAGCTGCTCCTTCAGGGGTTAATCCTAAATTAATTTTAGGTGCGTCTAAGATAATATCAACATCAGAATTTAAATAAATAGTATTAGTTGAAGATAAACCTACTCCTTTTCCATAAATTAATACTTCATCCTTTTTAGCATTTAATACAAT